CAAAATATCGAAGATAATAAATTTGAATTTAAAAATAAAAATATCCTTATTAATTATAACATGGACGAAATTAAAACTATCCTTAAAGAAAAACGACCAAACCTATCCGCCAACTCTTTAACTACCTATAGCTCCATTCTTAAAAATCTATATAAGAAAATTTGGGGTACTGGTACAATTAATTTAGACGATTTTAAACAAAACGAAAAAGTTTTACAATTCTTAAAAGAACTACCACCTAACAAACGCAAGACCATATTAAGTGCATTAGTTGTATTAACTGATGACAAAAAATACAGCGAATTGATGGCCGATGATATTGCTATGTACAACAAAGAAATAGCAAAGCAAGAAAAGAGTGACACACAAAAAGAAAACTGGATTACTGGAGATGAGATTAAACTTATCTATGATAACTTAAAGAAGACTGCTGATACATTATTAAAAAAGAAGGAACTAACAAATGCGGATCACCAAAATATTCAAAATTACATTATTGTTAGTTTGTTAGGAGGAATCTATATTGCTCCAAGAAGAAGTCTTGATTATGTTGAATTCAAAATCAAACCAGCAACTATTGACAAAACTAAAGACAACTATTTAGACAAAAATAAAATGGTTTTCAATACATATAAAACTGCTAAGACATATGGACAACAAATTGTTGAAGTTCCTACTGCTCTCAAGTCTATACTAACAAAATGGATTAAACGCAATCCTACTGAATACTTATTATTCGATACTAATGGCAACAAGTTGTCTTCTGTTAAACTCAATCAGCGTCTTAATAAAATATTTGGAGGTAAAAATATTGCTGTTAATGCTCTTAGACATTCTTACCTTACTGATAAATATAAAGATGTTAGTATTGCAAATAAGCAACTTGCTAAAGACATGACAGCAATGGGTAGTTCAACAAATGTAAGTGATGTATATATTAAACTTGATTAATATTGCTTGATACTAATTGTGACCAGTCTTGATGCTTTTTTGTTTTTAGATGACGAGATTTTCCACAATATGTATATTTACTTCCACATTCACAAATGCATTGTTGTAATAATTTATCTTTATTTTGTTGATAATATAATTTGTCATTGTCTTTTTTTAATTCCAAGTTATTAATTCTATATTGTTTTTGATATTCTTGCATTTCTATTTTATGTTTTTCTCTCCATTCTTTTTTTGTTCCATTTGGAATTTGTTTATTTAAAGTTGCTTTCAATGTTTCAATCCAATGGCGTTCTCTTGCACACGCTTCATTTAAATTATTACAACTAAATTCTTCTATTTGTATCATACACCAATTTTCCCAACCTCCATTTTCACGAATAAATTGATATACATAATAATAATAATTATGGTCTATTTCATTAATACATGAATGTTTGTGTTGATATTTTCTTTTTATAAAATTTGTTGTATGTCCTATATAACAGTCTGTGATTGTTATATCATTACATACTATTTTATAAATAATTGTTTTGCTATAATCCATATCTTTTTTAGGCATCTTATATAGTCTTATGCAATCTTATCTTTAAATAGTTTCAATTTTAATAATTAGTTAAAACTATTTACATCACATCTTCTATTTCATATATCGTGTCCCAGTTCTTTCTAAACCTGCAATCTTTGTCACCTTCTAAATCTATTAAAAGAAATGACTGCTTCGTATCTGTTGCATCATCATAAATTTCTTTTAATTGTTTTTTTTCTATACCAAGGGAGCACTCACGACATATCATTGTTAAATTTTTCATTGAACTTACTTGCTTCAATATCAAATAATTTATATTGTCACGGATTAGTTTAGGCACTTGATAATACGATTGCGAAATATAAATTAACGAGCAATTTTTCTTTCTACATCTAATAGCAAAATCACACACTGGCTTCTGTAATTTTGCATTTTCATTACACATGTCATCCAAAACTACTAAATTGTTTTCTTCTTTATTTAATGAGTCTAAATCTGGCAACTCATGGATTCCCTCTTTGACTGATATGCCTTCTTCTTTATATTTGTCATTTAAAAAATTATATAATGGTTCATCAGCATTCTTAGTAATTATAAATACTTTTGAAAATGTATCTGGCATTATGTGTAACAAATTTAGAAGTGTTTGGGTTTTTCCTGACCCACTATTTCCTGCAATTATCATTCTCATCGGCAATTTTATATGGTGTCTTTCATAGTGTGGGTTGTGTGTCTTTAATATATACTTTTTTGGTATTTTCTTATACCAGTCAATTAACTTAACATCTGAATCCTTTTTAGGCATTTATAGTAATATTATATTTTTTTTTAATCTATACATATTATAATTATGTCTATTAATACACCACCTGATCCTAATGTTTCTACATTTAATAACTTATATTGGATTGCTAAGGACGAAGCCGTAACCATTGAATATGCTGATAAAAATTATCTCAAATTTCCTGTCGCTCAAGGTAGTGAAACTTTACAAAATTTTACTGTTAGTGGAACTGCTACATTTAACTCAACTCAATTACCCACTGCACCATTAGCCATTTTACCCGCTTCTACTGATAGTTCTAATAAAATACCTACTACACAATGGGTTCAATTAGCACGGACATGTTATTCACAATTATACTCTACGGCTCAAACTATTACTACACCTGCTAATTGTTATGCCATTGATGTCGTATGTGTTGGTGCTGGAGGTGCTGCTGGGGCTAATGTCTCTGGTTATTGGGGTGGTTCTGGTTCTGGAGGCAATACCATTTCTGGTTATGGCATTCCTATGGCTAATAATGAAAGTTTAGTTTTAACTTTATCTTCTACTTCTGGCACTGGTTCGACTACTATTACAAGAAATGCTGTTATTCTTTGTCGTGCATTTAATGGAAATTCTGGAACTATAGGAACTATTGGGGCAAATGCTGCAGGAGGAGCATCTAACAGCACTGTTGGAATTGGAGACACTTCATTTTCTTCTTGGTATAACGCTTTTGGAAATGCTGGAGCCGCTTCTACTAACAATGGATTAACAGCACCAGTTATGACTGCTCCTATGACTGGAACACCTAAAGGACGCACTACATGGGCTAATGGAACATTAGGTTGCGCACAAAGAATACCTGCAGAACTGCAAGGCGGCGGTTATGTCATTATTACTTTTCATATTGGCAACTAAATATTTTATATTATCGTTATATATAAAATGTCTATGATAATTGATGATGGATTAGTTTTATCTAATACAACAACGACTGATCGAAATTTAATACAAAGCAGTGGCAACGATTTAGTCATCACAACTAACAACGGAGATGCATTATTACAATCTTTAACTGGATTTACTTTTGGCAAAAATTGTAACATGGCTAAAGGCCACCTTCATAGAGTTGGAGAATTTAGAGGACAGTCAACTGCTACTAACAATATTAGTGCTCAAACTGGATACAAAGTTAATCTTAAAACTAATCATACTAACCAGGTTCTTATTGAAGATACTAAAATTATGTTTACCAAAAATCCAAGATTAACTGCTGCTACTTCTTCCACTACTAATGGTCAATTAATGTCTATGAATACTTTTATGACTACAACTACTTACTCACCTACTGTAACCACTACTAATGGAACGGCAGTGCTTGATTCATCTTCTTATGGACGCTATACTCGAATTGGAAATATGGTTTATATTACTGTAAATGTTGTATTGTCATCTTTAGGAACATTAGAGCCACTTTTGGGAGTTAGAATATCTTTACCATTTCAATCTGCATCAAGCACTGTTCAAAATCTTATTGTTTCTAAACTAACAAACCTTGATATGTCTACTATTACAAGTGTATTCGATGCTTATTTGTATATTGCTGCATCTACAATTAATCCTCTTATTTTTTATAAAAAACTTGCTGCTGATACGGCTGTTTCTACTTTACAAGCAAATCAACTTACAAATACTTCTCAAATTGCATTTGGAGGCTTTTATTTTATCTAATTATTATATGTCATTATTAATTGATGATGGATTAGTTTTATCTAATACAACAACGACTGATCGAAATTTAATTCAAAGCAACGGCAATGATTTAGTCATTACAACTAACAATGGAAACATGTCATTTCAATCTTTAACTGGATTTACTTTTGGCAAAAATTGTAACATGGCAAAAGGCAATCTTCAAAATGTTAGAGAACTTAGAGGACGAACATCTGCTACTAACAATATTAGTGCTAAAACTGGCTACAAAGTTAATCTTAAAACTAAT